CTCCTGCGAGCGGAGCACGATGTCCACAGACCTCTTGGTGGCCACCTCCTCCGCGTCGAAGAACCGCCGGTAGAGCTTGCGCTCCACGTCGTCGACGGGCTCCTCCCAGCCGTTCTCCTTGCAGGCGTAGGTGCCGGTCTCGAACTCGTAGTCGCCCCGGTTGTATGCGCCGCGGGGCGCCCGGGCCGTGCTCTGGATTTTAAGCAAGGCCTCGAAAGGGATCACCGGATAGTCCGCAGACTGCTCCCCTACCTCGAAGCTCGGGAGCAGGTCCAGGCAGATGAACCCCCGGTTCGGTGCGTCGATCACGTATTCGTAGGCAATCGCCCCGAGATCCGGGCGCTGGATCGCCGTTGTGCTGGTCGGTCTGGGCATTTCCTTGTCCTCCTTCTTGAAAAATGAAAAAGCCCGCGCTTGGCGGGCCCGTCAGGCGTTTTGGATTGCTCACCGTGTTAGGGATGGTCGATGATCGTCACGATATCCCCGTCGGCCGTAGCCGCCTCGACGGCGTACCCGATGATCGAGCCGGCAAGCACGTCGTCCACCTTCCCCGCCGCAGCTCCGTACAGAGCCGCTCCCACGGCAAACGCGCCTGCGGCGGTGACTTCGTGGGTGCCCGGGGACTTCCTGCTTCGAACCGTGACGAGTGCACCGCTGACGGCGGCGAACTCCGTGTTGCCGATGTGCTCCTCACCGGCTCCTGCGACCTCGACTTGGGGCGGGTTCGTGGTGGAACCCGCGGTGATCTTCACCCGCACCTTGGCCGCCAGGGCGCCGTTCGCGGTAAACGTCATGTCTCCTACGATCCAGCTCATCTTCTACCTCCTTAGGTCTCATGAAAGATTGATCGGCTGCATCACCGGCGGCCGTTGCTTAACTCCGTGCCCTTTTCCTTTGCTCTTCGAGGAATTTCTCGTGCGCCTCCGGGTGCGACGTGGCCACCGCCCGGATCGCCTCCCCACGGGAGCACTTCTTCTCTTCCTGCCATCCGGAAACCAACTCCTCGAAGGTTTTCTCCTTCTTGCCCTCGGGCGGCGGGACGCCGTCCACCGGCGAAGCGGGGACCGGGAGCACACCGTCCGCCCGGATCTCCTCGAGCTTCTTCGCCCGTACCTGGTTCTCCGCCTTGACGATCTTTAACGCCACGTCCGACGCAGTCGATTTGCCGTCCGCCTTCGCCTCGGCGACGATCCGCTCGTACCCGGGCAGCGCCGCCTCCTCGATTTCACGGATGCGCTCCCGCTCGGCGATCGCGCCTTCCAACCGCAAAGATCCGGCGATGTCGGGGCAGTTCTTGGAAATCCATTCCGCGTCGATTTCCAGCGTGTCCTTAACCTCGATCAACTCGTTCCCCACCTTTACATTCATCGGAACCTCCTTGATCTCTTCGAATGCCGCGGCGGCGGCACCGGCCGCAACGGGTTTGCCCGCCGCGATTTCCCCGGCGGATAGTTTCCCGATCAACTCCTCGATGGTCGAAACACCGTCGACCAATCCCGCATTTACCGCCTGGCGGCCGAAAAAAACCTTCCCGTCCGCCATCTGCTCCAAGACCTGCTCCTCGGAGACCCCGCGGTGCTTCGCGACATCCCCCACGAATGCCGAGTAAACGTGATCCACCATCTCCTGGATGGTAGCTTTGCCCTCCTTGGACAGAGGGGCGTGTCGGGAGGCGATCCGCTTGTATTTGCCCGCGACGATCTCCGTAGTCTTGATTCCGATCATCTTCTCGGCCTCGGAGATATCCATGTGCGAGGCCACGACGCCGATGGAGCCTACCTGCGCGGTGTCCCCGGAGATGTACACGGCGTCCGCCGCGCTCCCGATCCAGTACGCAGCCGACGCCAGCATGCCGTCGGAAAACGCCACGACGGGCTTAGCTCCCCGGGCCGAATGGATCATCCCGGCAAGTTCCGCCGTCCCGTCGATGCCCCCGCCGGGGGAGTCGATGTTCAGCAATACCCCCCGGACCTTGGGGTCGGCCATTGCCGCTGCGAACTGCTCCTGGACGTAGTAGGTCGAGATCCCCCCGGAGATCTTTGTAAAAAGGCTCATCCGCTTGGCGACGATGCCCTCCATCTCGATGACGGCCACACCCTTGTGGACCTCATAAGGCTTGGGCTCGTTGGCAAGCGGCTTGCCCAATCGGGCCTCGATCGCGGCCAGGTCGATCTTCTCCCCCCGCAGGTGCGTCCGGTAGATCGCCTGGATCTCGAGGAGCTTCTCCGGCACGATCGCCCACGGCGCGGTCAAGATGTCGATGAGCCTCAATTCTCCTCCCCCTTTTCGGGTTGGTCTTGCGTATCCTGGGTCTCGTCCTGCTTCGACGGTGCCCCGGCCTCGTTCGCGGGGCCCGCGGGAAGCGCCTTGGGCGTTGGCCCGGATAGCCCCGCCTCTATAAGCAACCGGCGCTCCTTCTTGATTAAGGGGATGTTGCGCTCGAAGTCCCCGCCGGTGATCGCGGCGGTTTCTTCCGTCACCGACGACACGCCTAAAAAGATCCGCTTCTCTGCGGCCGAGATCTCCTTGACCGGATCGATCTGCCCCTGGGCGTCGCCGATCCAGTCCGCTCCGAGGTACGCCTTCCGGAGGAGAGGGTCCGCGAAATACCCCGGCGCCTTGATGCGCCCCAGCGCCACCGCCTCGTCCATCCAGTTTTCGTAGACCACCTGGCAGAAGTTGGCCGCGAGCCACTCCCTCCGGGTGCGGAAAAACCTCCATGCTTCAAGCAGCGCCGCCCGGGCGGCGGAGTACGAGGCCGTGAAGTGCTTGATAAGGACCTCGAACGGCAGCTCAAGCGCCACCCCGATCTGCCTTAAAACCGCCATCACGAACGGATCGAACCCGGCGTTGGGCCGGGTAGGATTCGCCGACTGGATCTCTTCCCCCTTGGCAAGGTTTAAGATCGCGCCGCTGGCCAGCTTGAAATCGTCGTCTGTGTCCTTGCCCCCGGTCTCTGCCGTCGGCTCCATCGGGGAGAGGCCCGTATCCCCCGTCTCCGACTTGATGAACACGGTGAACATCCCGGAAACGACGGCGGCCATGATCTCGGCCTCGGTGTAGCGATCGAGCTGCTTTAGCGGTTCGATTACAGGCGCAAGATAAGGAACGCCGCGGGACTGGCCGGGCCGCAGCATCTTGAACAGGTGGATGACATTGCGCCTTCCGGTCTTCCCGAACGCCGGAACGACCGTCCAGGTCCGTTCCCCCGTGCGGAAGAACGAGGATCCGGGGTGCTGATTGAGGACGTGGTAGGCCACCGGTGCCCCGTTCCTGTCGCGCTCGACTCCCCCGGCAAGCGTGGGCGAATCCTTGAACCCGTCCCTGTTGCAGACCCGGTCCCCCTCGACGAGCTGAAGCTTGAGCCCGTACGGGGAACCGGGACGCGCCACGGTCGGCATCAGCACGAACACGTCTCCGTTCTCCATCACCTGCCTAAGAACGAGTTCCTGCTGGTCCGCCCCGCGCAAGGTCCTGGCCAAATCGCACTCGGGCGAGTCGAAAAACAGCCGCCACTCCCGCTCGGTCTGTGCCTCCCAGGCGTCGGCCGCACCTTCCGTAAGTTTAAGGACGTCCCGGTCGATCTGGCTTTTGACTTTGAGCCCCGTACCCACGACGTTGGTTACGACGGTGTTGACCGCACCGGCCGCAAGCGGAGCGTTGCGCAAGAGATCCCGGGACCGCTCCCGAAGCGTCGGAAGGTCGTACAGGATGACCGCGTCCGCGTCGCCTTTTTGCGCCTGCCAGGACATGGTCTGTCGTCTCGCCGTCGAGGCCCCGACATATCCGCCGGCCGCGGCCGCGGACAGCCTCGCCGCAGCCCTTTGGTTCGCCCGGACCGGGTCGAAAAACCGGATCGCCCGGTCCGCGAGGTTCTCCTCGATTTGGATCCTACGCGTTCCCATCCTCACGTCGAACTTCACGCGGGGGTACCGCCGTATACCCGGATCTTCCGTGCGACATTCGTCACGCCGGCTAACTGCTGGCACTTGCGATCCCAATACTCGACCTGTTGCTGGATTGCCCGCGCATCGGCCCGCGTGAGACTCCGCCCGCCGATCGTGTAGGACTGGCCTGCGGCCACCTTTTCGCTGGCAGCAAGCCAAAGGCTAAGCTGCGCCTGCGCATCTAAGAGCGTGATTCCCGCCATCTCTTACCCTCCGATCCCTTTGCTCAACACCCGGCGTACTCGCGGCTTCATGCCTGTCGGCACGGGGATGTTCTTCTCGATCTCCCGGGCCTGTGCCGCGATCATCGCCGCGTACTGCTCCAGGTCGGGGTTTAAGGCCATCAACGCCGCGTTCGCGTACACGGCGGCGTCAAGTGATTCGTTTCGCTCCCGGTTTTTCTTCCAGAGGAATTTGACCTCGCCCTTATCGCGGATCTTGATGAGGGACTCCGCGGTAAGTTGAAGAAAATATTCCTCGTCCACGGAGAGAGGAAAATGCATGTATCCGGGACCCGGGGCCTCGAGTTTGAGGCGCGAGAAGAGGGTCCGCTTGATCGCGTCCGTCCCTATGATCCGCAACGGGACGTTGCCCGCGTTGTTTCTGCTCGGGCGGCCGACAGCAGGAATCCCCGGTTTGCTTCCGCCCTTTACCGCCCAGATCCTGCGGGCTTCGCGTGGCTTGCAGAAGTCGTAGACCTGCATCGTGGCGTGGCCGCCGGAATCGATTGCGGCCGCCATGACGATCAGCGTAGGCCCCAGGGCGTGCAGGTACCGCTTGCCAAGAAGGAGATCTAAGTCCTGCCAGGGGGCCAGGTCCGTCTCTGTCCGCCCCGGGATGACCGCGTGCTCGAGGAGCCAGGACTCCTCTCCGGGAGCCCAGCCGTATACGCTGGCCTCGATCCGGTCGTCCTGGACATCCACCCCCGCCGTGATCGCGCACACCCTTTCGGGAACTAAAGGGCCGTATTCTTCGCGGCGAGCGAGAAGGCCGCCTTCATCCACCGTCGTGGTGTCCTCCTTCCACGTCTCCCCCAGGACGGTGTTCACGAAAACGCGGAGCTGCTCGTTGCTCTTGCTGCGGTGGGCCTTCAAAAACTTCCGCGCGATCTTCTCCCAGCTCGTCCAGGGCGAGTAGAGCGCCGAGATGTGGAACCCCGCAATCCCCTTAACCCACGGATGGGAGGCGACCCACCGCCCTTTCTTGAGCATCCGGTGCTTCTCGTGCTCAAGGATTTTGCCTTTGCAGAACCCGCACTCGTAATGGACGTTTATGGGGTTGCCGCGCGCATCCTTGTCCCACTTCACCCCGCCGCGGAAGATCAGGCGCTGGTATCTGCCGCAACTTTTGCGGGGGCATGGCACCTCGTAGTAGCGCTGGTCCGACTCGTTCCACTCCGCGTCGATCCGCGAGATCTCGTCGACCGTGGGGGTGCTGACCTTGACGGTCTTCGAGTTCCAGAACGTCTCGGTCCTAACTGTCCCGAGCTCAATCGCGTCTCCTTCCTCCTTTACGCTCGGGGGATACTTGTCCACCTCGTCGAACAGGACGATCCGGATCGGGCGGGAGGCCAGATCCGCGGGGCTGCCCGCGGTGGCCACAGCCAAGATCCCGCCCTCGAAGACCTTCTCGTGGATCGTGTTGGAGCTGTCCTTGGACCGCGGATCGCCGACTTTGCCTCTAAGGACCGGGGTGTCCCGGAGCATCGGGGTCAGCCTGGACTTGCTCCAGGAGTTGACCATCTTGATGTTGGGCTGGACCACCAGGATCGGCGCCGGGTCCTGGTGGATGTGGTACCCGATGGCGTTTAGGATCACTTCCGTCCCGCCGGTCTGGGCGGACTTCTTGAAGACGACCGTCCCGTTTTCTGGATCGGAGACGGCATCCATGATCCCGCGCAGATACTCAGCTCGCGCTGTGCTCCACTTCCCCGGCTCCGCACTGGACTCCGGGCTCAAGATCCGGTTCGCGTCGGCCCATTGGCTGATCGTCAGGTCCGGCGGGGGCCTCAAAGTCCTCACCGCCGCGGACAAGACCCTCGCAAGCCCCGCTAACGATTCCGGAGCAATCGGAGGCGACAAGTTCATTTAGGGCCTCGCGCACCATCCCGCTTAGGATCTTCTCTTTCGCCGCGTCCCCGCTCGCCCCCCGGAGTCTTGGAAGCGCCTTTCTCGGAAGCACCAGCATCCGCGCCCTAAAGGACGTGATCGCCTTCTCCCACGCCCGGCCCACAAGTAGAGCCGGAAGGAGCTCTCCCCGTGCGGTGGCGTTCTCCATGGCAAACTTGTCTGCCTGCTCCTTGATGAGCCGGGCTCGCTCCGCGGCGATGTCCGGGATGACCGCGCCGTCTTTGCCGATCGAGCGGTCGCGCAGATAGCGGATGTACCCCTGCACTGCAGGGACGAGCTCGTACCGTCCCCGCTCCGCCTTGGGGATGACCCCTTCCCTGGTGAGCTGCTGGACCCGGCGGTCGGAAAGGTCTAAGAGCTTGGCGATGACCGAGATCGGATAGGTGGCCTTGGACACGCTACGCCCTGCGGCGGACGATCAGCGATTCCCATCCGCCGATACAAGGCCCGGGACCTATGACCTTCCAGCCTTGGGCCTCATACGCTTTGCGGTCCTC